TCCTGGTAGGCCAGGACGATGCCGGCCGGGTCGGGCTGCCGGTCGAGCGGCATCTTCTTGCGGTTCGCGGTCGTCGCCCAGACGATCGCGGCCGAGCACGAGCTGCACGAGCCGTAGGCGCTCACCACAGCGCCTCAGGCTGGAGTTCGTCCGCCTTCAGCAGCCCGACCTGCCGTTCGCAGCGGTGGACGTGCGCGGTGAGGCTCACGCAGTCGCCGCATCCCCGGTCGGTGCAGGCGAGGGCGTGCTCGCCGAGGAGCCGCCGGGCTTCGCCGAGGTCGTGCTCGGCGGCGCGCAGGATGCCGGGGGCGTCGTCGCTCATGGCGCGGGCTCAGTCAGGCCGAGCGTGAACCAGTGGACCGTGCCGCACCCGCTGCAGGTGAACGCCTGCTGGGGCAGGTCGATGCGCTCACCGTCCGCGATGCCGCTCGTGTCGATGAGGATCTCGGTCCGCGTGCGGCATTCGCAGCAGACCCCGACGCCGTTGCCTTCCGGCAGCAGCCAGGTCGCCTCGATGCCGTACTGCCGCTGCTCAGCCATCGCTGCCGTCCTCGGCCAGCCGCCAGTGCATGATCTGGCCGTCCTCGACCCAGCGGCCGTACAGGTGCCGCTCGCAGTACGCCCACCACCGGTCCCTGCGCACGCGGCCGGGGAAGTGGACGCCGCGGTTGAGCTCGGCCACGCACGGCCGCTTGCAGGACGGCCTGCCCGACCGGCACGGCTTGCCGCTGGCCAGCCGCCATTCGAGGGTGCGCTCAGGTTCGGCTGACGCTTCGTAGTGGTAGCCGTGCAGCGGTTCGGGCGGTACTGGCCTAGCCATCGCGGACCGCCTCGGCCGCCATCTCGCCCGCCTGCCGCGCCGCCTGCCAGCATGCGGCGATGTAGAGTCGGCCGAACTCCTCGGCCTGCGCGCTGGGCAGCCGCCACAGGGCATCGGGGATCGTGCCGGGCACGGTGGCCGTGCTGATCTTGACCGTGTCGTAGTCGACGCCTACCACGAGCGGGACGCCGTCGATGTCCTCGACCTCGCCGACGATGCGGACACGCGGGTCAGGCACCGTGCGCCTCGGTCGCGCGCTTGTGCTGCTGCCAGAGCTGCGACGCGGCTTCGGCCACATCACCCTCAGCCGCGGTCTCGGCGTCCTCCAGGATGGTCGTCAGCGCGCGCACGTCGCCAGCGGTGAGCGGTTCGCCGGCCGGGCGGCCGGTGACCCAGGCGGTGAACACGGCCTTGTCGTCATCGGAGCCGAGCGGGATCCGCTTGAGCAGGTCCGCGAGCCTGGCCATCGCCGCCCTGGCCAAGACCGACCGGGCGGCGGCGCTTGACGTGGCGGGGTGCCCAGCATCCGCCTGGCTGCTGCTGGCAGCACCATCCGCAGCGGACGCAGGGCCGCCGGTGGGCGCCGAGGCGCTTGCACCAGAGGCACGCGTAGGGTCCGGCCCGGTGCCCGGCTCGTCGACCAGCTCCGCGTCCACGATGCCGGCGTCAGCCAGTTCCGCGGCCTGCCGGGCCGTCACCGGTACCGGGGCACTTCCGTCCCTGGGGCCGACGGTGGCGTACGCGCGGCCCTCGGCGGCCATAGCGGTGCGGTACTCGGTGCTCGTCGGGACGTACGGCTCCAGGGCCCGCAGCACCGTCTTTTTCCACATCGCGGCTTCCCACTGCTGCCACGGCGAGTCAGGCTTGTGCGAGCCGCGGGACTTGGCCTTGTGTTCCATGATCTCGGCGCGGCCCATGCGGATCACCTGCGAGCAGCGGCCGTCGGGGAACACCGCGTAGGCGTAGGCGCCGCGCATCGCGCCGCGTTCCTCGGGGCTGGCGAAGTCGTCGTACTCGTGGACGGGCGGCGTGTTCTCGCCCTGCGGCACGTACCGGTCGGCCTGGCGCACCACCTGGGCGACGACCGACGACACGCCGCCCGCCCGGAACATCCGCTCGATGATGCCCTTGTAGCCCTCGATGCCGGTGACCTCGTTGCCGAACGGGACGAGATAGTAGTCGTCGGTGTCGGGTTCGTGGCCGAGGCGGGCCGCGTCGAGGAGGGCGTACAGCAGGCTCTGGGGGTTGGCGATGGCGGCGGCCATGAGCTTGTCGTTGCGGCGCAGCGCGCCCTGGGTGACGCGGACGATCGCGGCGGGCTTGACGTGGGTGGCGGCGATCATGGCGATGTCGTCTTGCTGGGCGCGGATCCAGTCGACGAGCTTGTCCTGCTTCTCGCGGACGGCGACAGCGCCGCTGACAGTCTGGGTCATGAGCTGGGCCTTTCAGCGATGGGGATGGGCGGGTCTTCGCGGCGCTGGACGGGCAGCGTCTTGGGGTCGGCGCCGTCGTAGTGCGGGTCGCGGGGGCAGCCGCAGCCGGGCGAGTCCCAGCCGCAGTTGCCGCAGTACTCGTCGTCGACGCCGTCGCCCACGTTGGGCGTGGTCCAGTCGACCGGGTCGGCCTCGCTGTCCCAGAGGATGTGCACCTTGCCGTCGGTGCCGAGGTACCTGGTCACTTGGGCTCCTTGGGCTTGACGGCGACGAGCTTGTTGACGGTGTACGCCTTGCGCTCGATGGTCTTGGCGGGGACGTCGTAGACGTCGCGGCGGGCGATGACCTGGCCGCCCCGGCCGGGGTCGAACGCGCGGTGGCCGCAGCCGATCCGCTCGCGGATCTCGTTCTCCCAGCGGGCTTTGCGCTGCTCGGCGGCTTTGAGGTTGCGGCAGGCGGCCATGTACCAGGCGGCGAGCTGGCTGCTGATCGGCACGTCGACGTCCTGCACGTCGGGGTGCAGGTGCTTGAGCGCGGCGGCGGTGGCCGGCCGCCAGTCGATGTCCGGCGGGATGTCGTTGCGGATCCTGGCCAGGAACGAGTCGGCCTCGTTGTGCATGATGTCGAGGTCGTCCTCGGCCTGGCTGTCCATGGTCAGCTCGTAGACGCGGAGCTGGCGGCGGTTCATGAACAGGCACGCCAGGTAGCCGGTGCCCACGCCGACCACGTCCATCTGCCACAGAAGCTGGCAGCGGTAATGAACCGGGATCTCGTCGGTGCCGTCCTCGCCCCACCCGTCGAAGCCGCCATCGGTCTTGCACTCCAGCACCGCGAGCGGCTCGGAGTACTCATGGGCGCAGTCGAATACGAACCGGTCCGGCGTCGCCATCTGCCACGGCCGGTCCGGGTGCGCGTGCAGACTGCGGCCATCGCCCCACAGGCGGAACTCCGGCCGCAGCTCCTCGAACTGCATGGCCACGAAGTCCTCGAAGTGGCGGCCGATGGCCATGGCCATGCTGTCTTCCTGGTCCGGCAGCTTGCCGCGCTTCTGCCAATAGAGCGCGTAGGGGCTGCCGTACGGTGACAGGCCCAGCAGGATCGCGATCTCCGACGCGGTGACGCCCTTGCGGCGGGCGGCCAGCCAGTCGGCCTCGCTGCGCGTCGGGATGAGGACGGCGGTCATCGGTAGTCGTCGCCCTCTCCGCAGTAGCAGCCGTCGCAGGACGTGCAGACGCCGCAGCTCTGGCACTTGGAGGCGAGGTGGCAGCCGCAGACCGGGTTGCAGTCGTGCTCGCTGGTCCAGAACGCCGGGCCTCTGGCGCCGCCCACGGCGTTGTCGAGCGTGTAGTGGGTGACGCCCTCGTCGTCGGTCACGGCGCGGGCCTGCGGGAAGTAGGGGTCGGTCATCGTTGTTGCATCTCCTCGGCCCACAGGGCCCAGTCGGTAGCGGCGTGCGTCCTGGCGGGTGGCTGTGTGTTCGGCGGCCAGGCCAGGTTCTGATGGCTCAGCCGCTCCTCGGCGGCCAGCCGTTCCTCGTCGTCGCGGTTGTACTTGCGCGACCTGAGCCGCTCCCGCGCCTGCTGCTCTGCCACGAGCGCGTCCAGGGAGTCGCCTTGGCCGGTGGCGCGGATGGGCCCGGCGGGCTGGCGGGCGGCGCGGTGGAAGCTGCGGGCGGCGTGGCAGAACGCGATGCCGGAGGCGAAGGCGAGGATGCCCCAGATCCACCACACGGCGGCCGACGCGCTCACTGGGTGGCCTGCTCGTAGCAGCGGTCCCACGAGGCGAGGTCACGGTCGACGGTGGTCTCGATGAACGACCGGAACTCGGCGCGCGTCACTGCCCATCCCCGCATTCGGCGAGGTGGCCGGGTGCGGTGACCAGGTAGCCGCAGTCGTCGCAGCGGTCAGCGGGCGGCAGCGGTGCCGCGTCGTCCTGCCCGGCGGCGAGGAGCCTGGCCCGGACGGTCGCGATCGTCGCGGCGACCTCGGCTGCGCGCTGGTCACCCCGGTAGACGTACGGCTTGGGGGCCGACAGGCCGTTGCGGGTGCCGGCGGTCGCGGGCTGGACCGCTTTGCGGGTCATGGCCGGCCTGCCGGGAAGGTGGCATACCCGAACCAGTACGGCGCGAACACGAACACGAAGATCCCGGCGGACAGGACGCCGAGGGTGACGGCGTAGGCCACCCAGGCCAGGCGGGCGGTCACTGGTGACCGCCGGTCAGCATCCCCCACCACGCGGCGGCCAGCGCCGCGCCGAACAGTGCCCACGCGGCGGCCTCGAACACGCGGCGCTTCACGTCAGCCCCGCCAGCTGCGCCGCTTCCCGCGCCCGTGCCTCGTGCCGGGCCTTGATGATCAGCACGGTTTCCCACCACTCGGGACGCCGCCAGTTGACCAGCGACGTGTCCACAGGCTCGGCGGTGGCGGCCGGGCGGGGCTTGGGCGT